CCTTCTTGCAACTTCATGTTTACATCAACATCAGGCTTTAAATCAATTGTTCCAACTGAAGAAACCTCTAGAAGTCCCCCCAGAAGTAAAAAATAGTTTACTTGTGCGCAATATTCCTTACTCTGACAGATTCTTTTCCTAATAAAGCTGTTGCATACAATTTACTTTCTTGAACTCTATACTTGATTCGATAGTCTTTTTCTCCTAATATAAATGAATCATCGTAATTGATTACGACTAAACTTGACACGGAATCTAAATAGGAATTTGAAACGTAATAAACACCAGTACCATTTGCTATTAGTGTTTCTTCTCCTTTTGCTAAAGTGAAAGAACTATAGGTATTTCCTATCAGTCCCCCCAGAACAATTTTTGTGGTTTATTTTGTAAATGCAGAAGATTTTTTTTTAACTTTAAAAACAAAAAGTTGAGTATGTTAGAGAAGATCAGATATCGTTTAGTTTATAACCGGCAAAACAAGTTAAACCGACAGGGGACAGCCCTTGTACAAATAGAAGCCTATCTGAATCAGAGGAAGGTATACTTTAAAACCAATGTCTATCTAAAGCCGGAATGTTGGAGTAAGGATGGTGCCCAAGTAATCAACCATCCGCAGTCGCAAGAACTTAATGCAATGCTATATGAACATATATTGGAATTACAGGCTATAGAGTTAAGCTATTGGAAGAGAGGTCTTGAATCTAACTTATCCACATTGAAGGAAGCTGTAAGGAAGGGGGTAAAACCCGTGGTTTCGTTTCTTAAGTTCGCCCAACAGGTTATAGTGAATTCCGATAGGAAACCGGGAACCAAGGATAACATGCTGGGCACGGTAGCCACATTGAAGGAATTTCGGAACGTGATAGAGTTCACGGACATCAATTATACGTTTCTAAAGGAATTTGACGCATTCTTGCGCAACAAGGGATTGAAAGTAAACACGGTAGGGAAACACATGAGAATACTTCGTACCTTGGTCAACGAGGCAATAAACGAAGGTTATATATTACAGGAGGCATATCCTTTCCGTAAGTTCAAGATCAAGCGGGAGAAGAAGGAACATAACTTCCTAATGCCCGTCGACTTGGAAAAATTGGAAAATCTTAAACTGCCGGACAGGAAGAACAACAGCCGGCACATACTGGACGCATTTCTCTTCTGCTGCTATTGCGGATTGAGATTCTCCGATTTTAAACAACTTACCTGTAAGAATCTCGTAACAGTTGACGGAAAGGAATGGTTGGTCCTAAACAGCGTCAAAACAGGCGTGAAACTTAATATCCCGCTATATCTATTATTTAACGGAAAGGCACTGGGCATAATGCGGAAGTACGACAGCATCGAACAACTGGCTGCATTAGGCTGCAATTCGGACACTAATCGGACATTGCAGAAATTGGGAAGAATGGCGCATATCGGCAAGAAGTTCACCTACCATACCAGCAGACACACTTGTGCCACTCTCTTGGTTCACCAAGGCGTTCCGATAACCACCGTCCAAAAACTCTTGGGCCATACATCGGTCAAGACTACAGAGATATATTCGGAAGTGTTTGATGAAACAATCATCAAGGATCTGACAAGGGCTAACCAGAAGTATTCTAAGCGCAGGAATGTAAAACAAAATCAAATAAAATCTCAAAAATACTCGGAAAAATACCTCAGGCAGTAGAAATCTATAGAGGCTATCTGTTTTATACTTGTTTTTCCGATCCCAATCCATAACATTCGTTTCCTGTCAATAAAAATACAAACTCGCCAGTCTTTCCGTTCTATTAATTCTTTTCATTCATCCTGCAAGTAAAAAATATTGCATTAATGGCAATTTTTTAAGAAGATTGGTTTTTGTTTCAAAATTGGCTCTCCATAACTAATTAATATAGTTTTCTTTTTGTATTTCGTTTTAGAATTGATATCTTTGCTATTGTGAATGGGATAGAGAGTAGGACGTGGATTGAACGGCTGCTGTGCTTTTTGCTGGCGGCTGTTCTTTTTTTATCTAAATGTTAAATATTGCACAATGCAAGAAAATATATTGTGATTTGTTTTGCTATTACATCACAATATAGTATATTTGCATTGTGATAATAAAACAATGAATAATTAAAAGACAATAGAAGATTATGAAAGCGATAGTAGAAAATCCACTGATAAATTGTGAACCAGAAGTTTTACACCTTTTCGTTCAAATTATCAATGAAATCACTTCTTGTATGTCAGAAGACGAGTTAAAGGGCTGTATGAACTCTTTAACAGTACAATACCCTTACTTTAAGCTGTTCTTTGACTATGGTTTTGAAAACAATCACATGTGGGTGAAAGAATCAGATTCCATGGAAACATTGATATTTGTTGAGTTCTAATCTAATCCGATCAATAACAATAAAAACAACATAATTATGAACAGTTATAATATCTACGATGAAAATCATGAGGCAACGATATTGTATCACGCTATTGCACGTGATGAGGAACAAGTAATGGATCTTGCTAAAGAAACAGGAATTGATATGGATGGGTTGAGTATAGAGCTGGAACGGTCTAATGTAAAGGATCAGTTGGGAAAACCGTTGTCAGCAAGAATAGAGGATGCGTTAATATATTAATTATGGCAAGAAGACGTTCTATTACCCTAGATCAAGAGTCTAGGGTATTGTCCCTATACAAACAAGGGATAGCGATTAAAGAGATAATAAAAGAAACAGGGGTGCGGTCTGAGCAGACAATATATAGGATATTGGACAGCAATGATGTGCCAAGACGTCCCAAGGTTAGAGGTGTAAGAAAAATATTTGTCACGATAGAGGAGGATGTAGCTGCTATCTTGGATAAGGAGCAATCAGTATCATTATATGTCAATAAGGCTATAAGATACTATCACGATAACCGGCGTTAATTGTCGGTTATTTTTTTGTAATAAGGGAAACAATATTTATCTTTGTGGGGAGCGTGTGAAGATGCACGCCACTTATATTTATGACGAAAGGACATTATACAATTTCATAAGACCAAGAGCTTGTTGCGGATTAGTTTCCGTGGCAGGCTCTTTTTTTTGTCATACAAAACAAAGGTTAGTTGAAAATCGGGTAATCCAAAACGTGTAATTGATGGTAATTAAAAGTTAACATAAAATTAGGTAATATGACAGATTTAGTTTTTAAAGGTCGGAATGACCAAGTTTTAACTAACAGCCTATTGGTGGCTGAAAAGTTTGGAAAAGAACATAAGCATGTCTTAGATGCTATTAGAGAGCTTATACAGGGGTGTGCCGAAACTTCGGCTGACCCTATGTTTGTTGAAACTATTTATGTTAATGAACAAAATAGGCAAGAATACCCAATGTTCGTAATGAACCGTGATGGATTTACTCTTTTGGCGATGGGTTTTACTGGGAAGAAAGCCCTTAAATTCAAGCTGGACTATATCGCAGCCTTCAACGCAATGGAACGATCATTGAAAGAAATTAAAACTCCTCAAACATATGCGGAAGCGTTGCGTCGGCTTGCGGATGAGGTGGAGGCAAAAGAACAGATTCAGTACCAGCTTGAACAGAAGACCGAGCAACTTGATGAATCCAAAGAATGGTACAGTATCAAGCGTTGGGCAAAGGAACATAATATGAACTGGCGTTGCATCAACTGGCGAAGAATGAAAGCATTGTCTTATGGATTGGGCTACGAGATCAAGAAGATATTTGACGCCAACTATGGACAGGTGAATATCTATCATATTAATGTGTTCAAAACTTACTTTCAATGAGAGATGTAATCTACAATTTTATAAATGAGCACATGATGATACACATTGTGCTTATAGCCTTGTGTATTGCGGCTACAATGGGGGCGATGTTAGTGGACCTTATTACGGGAGTTATGAAAGCCAAGCAACGGGGGGAGGCAAGAACATCCACGGGGTATAAGAAAACAGCCGTCAAAGCGAAGAAGTATTTCACCCCGTTTATAGAATTGTGCTTCATTGACCTGTTATGCTGTGTTGTTATCCCCTTCCCTGTTTTTTCTATGATCTGGACGGGTTACTGTATTTTCTGTGAGTTTAAATCGGTACGCGAAAAATCGTGGGAAAAAGCGGAGTTGCGCAAGGCTGAGAAGACAATGAGTGTGATTATCGAGAATAAGGATGATATTGCCAAGATCATGGCTCAGATATTGTTTGATAATGAAAAAGAAAAGGAGGTAAAGAAAAATGGCTGATGTGAAAAAACTTGCACCGTTTATTCTGAAGTGGGAAGGTGGATGGGTAAATGACCCGGACGATTTAGGAGGGGCAACCAATATGGGTGTGACCATTGGAACTTATGAAACGTATTGCCGGAAGAAAGGCTACCCAAAGCCTACGATTGAAAGATTGAAAAACCTCACGAAAGAGGAATGGACCGAGATCTTAAAAACCATGTATTGGGACAGATGGAAAGCTGACGAGATTAAATCCCAATCCATAGCTGATATCCTTGTGGATTTTGTATGGGCTTCTGGGGCACATGGTATTAAAGTACCGCAGGATTTGGTTGGTGTGGTTCCTGATGGCATTGTCGGACCTAAGACACTCGCCGCAGTAAATTCCCGTAATCCACGTGAATTGTTTGACCAGATCAAGATTGCACGGTTTGATTTCATCGAGGATATATGCCGGAAACGCCCAGCAAACAACAAGTTCAAACGTGGTTGGATGAACCGTATAAATGATATAAAATTTGAGGAATAACATAAAACAATAAGGCGTTCTTTGACATGATGGGATTGTAGTAGAAAAAAAGTTATCATTTTACTTGTGTAATAGTAGAATAATAGTTATCTTTGTGGCGTTAATCCATGCAACTAACAATAGTTGTTTCAGTGAAACTAATTTTTTTAGAAATGAAAGTTTTAAAAGTAAAAGTTGTAATGACTATCTTGGAAGCGAATGGATGGATACATGTTCGGACAAGAGGGGACCATTGGATTTATAGAAAAGAGGGTGAGGCTCGTCCTATCCCCGTTCCTGGGAATCCCAATGATGATCTTGCTATCGGAACATTGAAATCAATATTTCGGCAAGCCGGAATAACGGATGAGGACTTGAAGAATTATTGAACGTCCATTAAGGGGCAGGGTAATTTAACCCTGCATCCTTTTATTGGATTGGGAATGATAAAATAACCCTTAAAAAATAAGAGATATGAAAACTTTAACTGTAATCATCGAACGCACAGAAAATAACTATTCTGCTTATATAGAAGGCGTTGATGGTGTTGTGGTGACAGGACAAAGTGTAAAAGAGATTAAAAGAAACATTATTAGTGCTATCGACGCGCTAAAAGATGAATGCAAGGAATTTGGTGGCGAAATTCCGGAAGAATTGGAAGGTGATTACTCTTTAACATTCAAAATGGATGTGAAATCAGTTCTGGATTTTTATTCCCATGTTTTTACAAAATCCGGATTGGAGAGAATTACGGGAATAAATCAAAAACAGCTATGGCATTATGCTTCTGGCAATAGAACTCCAAGACCGGAACAAGCTTTGAAATTGGAAAACGCTTTGCATGATTTAGGTGAAGAATTATTAGCAATAAACTTATAAGTTCCAACGCTTCCAAGAGCTTGAACTTTCTCAATGGCAATCCCATCATTTCTTAGGGGTTGCCATTTTTTTATGTAAAGAATTTAAGTTATGAGACAAAGGATTTATATATGGATTGTGGTAGGGATAGCATTGCTATTGCTGTTTGGATCATGCCGGAGCATAAGGTATGTCCCGGTAGAAACTATAAGGACTGACAGTCTTTATCTTACCATGCATGAGCGTGATTCCATCTACATTAAGGATTCTGTCCATATAAAAGAGAAAGGCGATTCAGTGTTTGTTGACAAGTGGCATATAGTCTACCGTGACAGGATGATTCGCGATACAGCCTATATAGAGAAGGGGAAAGAGTTAGAAGTCCCCTACCCTGTGGAGAAGGAATTAACATGGTGGCAGAAGACGAAATTAGAACTAGGAGAGTTTTCAATAGGTATTATATTAATATTATTAATCGTAGTCATTTGGCTTGGTAAAGAAGAAGGGAGGTGCAAGATGAAATAGTAACCAGAATGCCACAGGTAGAAGCGTGGCACATAATAGAAAAACTCATTTAACAAAAGTAATTCTTTCAGGGGCTTAGAATCAAAAAAAAGCCCCCAACGCTCATATTAATATTGCCACATAAAAACATGATAAAAGCATAAGACACTGCACGTTGGAGGCTAAATATCTTCAACAAAATGTCTTATGCTTTGTTCATCGATATATCTTGTTTTATGTGGCATGGCAAAGATAAGAATAAAAAATTAGAAAAAACATGTGCAAGTCAGAAATCTTTGCCAAAATAATTAATATTGTTTCAAAAGAAACAGAAGTGTCTGTAGACCAAATATTATCGTCTGATAAGAATATGGAGACAGTGGATGCCCGGTATCTTCTTGTATTTTTTCTTTTCGAAAGCGGTATGTACCCTTCACAAATAGCCGCTCATATCCATAAGACTAAACGTGCTGTCAACTACATGATATCCAATTTCCATGAGAGGATGGAGAGTGGGAAAATGATGAGAATATATTGGGACGATATAAAGAATTTGTTGGGAAACAACTGATTTTCCATGAGTTATGATCTATATACTTTTGTGCACGGTCGATTTTGACCGGATACAAAATACAAATACTTATGGAACGAACTTATGTTTTTAACCAAGACGGTGGAACCGGCGCAAACAATGGCCTGCTTGCGTCCATTCTTCCGTCCTTGCAGAACCGTGGAATTGACACTGGCTATCTGATGGGGCTGATGGGAGGAAACGGAAACGGCGGTTTCTTCGGAAACAATGGAGGTTTTCAGGACATCATCGCATTGATTGTGATTGCAGCCATCTTCGGTAACGGGAACTTCGGATTTGGTGGCAACAACAACCAAGGAGCGAACGAAGGAAGAGAAATGATCATGCAGACACTTAACCGAAACGGTGTCGACATTGCAGCATTAGCACAAGCTGTGAACACATCATCAGACCAAATCCTTGCCGGTATTAACTCTGTATCACAGGCTATCTGCGGTCTCGGCAACCAAATGGGCCAGAACACCAACAGTATCCTAACTGCGATCATGCAAGGTAACAACGCTCTGACATCTCAGATCTGTAGCTGTTGCTGCGATATGAAACAGCTTGTAACCACACAGGGATACGAGAACCAGCTTGCGATGTGCAACCAGACTAACACATTAGTCAACACTGCTAACCAGAACACATTGTCATTGCGTGATGGTGCGACAGCCAACACGAATGCCATCCTTGCCAAACTTGACGCTATTCAGAATCAGGCATTGCAGGACAAGATCGCATCTCTTACTGCGGAAAAGGCTACTTTGACAGCCGAAATCTCTCAGCGTAACCAGAACGCCACTATCCTGAGTGCGGTAGGACAACAGATCGCTCCTTTAGCAGCCGGATTGCAGGCATTGCAGAGCGATGTTGATGGTATAAAATGTAAATTACCTAACACTGTCCCGGTACAATACCCTAATATTGTAGGTGTGAACGTGGATACATATCGTGCCGCAGCATACGGTGCTTATGCAGGTGATGCTGTATATGGCCGTGGTGGTTACGGATGCGGTTGCAATAACTACTGGGGTTAATCCGGTGAGAAAGGAGGTAGATATGTGGCCTAACTTTTTTACAGGATTTCCGTTCCCGTTTCCCTCCCTTGGCAGAGTGAATTACAACACTCTTCCTACGGTGGCTGTAACAGTCGGTACTGAGAATGTGACTTTGGAGCTTCCTAACCATGCGTTCCGCAACAGGGATTATGTCGGAGGGTTCTATGTCAATCTTCGTCAGGCGATCCCTGCCGGCACGACTGCCACGCTGCCTATATTGATAGGGACCAACGGGGATACAAGACCGTTGTTAGCTTACAACAACGAGCCTATTACGGTTGCCAACCTTGCCGGAACCGGTATTTATGAAATCCACTATAACAAATACACCAACGAGCTGTTCCTTGTTAATGGCGGATACAGACCTACCGCTACTCCGGCTGCAACGGCAGAAGCAATGTCAAGCAAAAGCAAGTAGTTAACACGGGTGCCGGGGTTCTTGGCACCCTATTAAAATTAAACCAATATGTTTCAATCACTTCGTACCAATAACCAGTTATATATACTTCATAAGGATGCTAACCCGTTTATCGAATACGGCCCGGTAGTCAGCGTTTCCGCTCCCAAGCCGAAATATCCTATGGCATCCCCTATGGGACAGTTGCCCCAAATGGAAATGGTTGTGGATGTTGTTGTCTGTATCAACGGGCAGAACACGACTTTCCAAGATCTTCCTGCCGGCATGGATATAGCCGACTTCGGACAGAACGGCAATATCGTAGTGTCATGCTCACGTGATGCGATGAATAACGAGGTCGCTTCTATGAAACAGAAAAGCATAGACATCATCAACAGCATGGATTTTCACAATTCCGTCATTGCAGGGTGTGACAAGATGCTTACGCTCTTGAACCCTGAATTTGCCGAGAAACAACGTCAGGAGCAGGAAATATCCTCTCTGAAAGGGCAAATGGCGGAAATGAGCAAGAACATGTCTGACCTTATGGAATTGAACAAACGGCTTATGGAACAGCTCGGAGTGGTTGAAACATCCAAAACAAAGAAATGATTATGGGAATGTGGGAAATATTAGAAGAAGGGCGTGACGATTACGGACGCGGCTTCGGTATGAGAGGTGACGAGGTGGAAGAAGCCTACAAGGAAGGCTGCCGCCACGGTTACGAAAAGGCCATGAGAGAGATTCATGGAGACATGGGCTTCCGTGATGGCGGAAGAAATTATTCAGGATCAGGTATGGGAGAACGCAGATATCCCGGCTATTTCCCTGAATATCCCCGTATGGATGACATGGGAGAACGCAGACGCAGACGCGCCAACGGTGAGTTTTATTAATGGTGGAGGGGTGGAATGCCCCTCTTTTTAAACAAAGGTTATGGAACAGAGATTGGATACATACAGCAGATTCCCATCTGGCATGAGGGAATATCTGGAAGCATACGGCTTTCATTTCAGCAAGAAACTTTATGAATGGGCCGTCTCAAAAATGAAAGTGAAAGACGAAACCACGGGTAAAGAAAAAAAGTTGGAGCCGTGGAGCAAAGACGAAGTGGACGATATGCTGAAAGCGAACGGAATTACCATCGAGCACGACAAGGGTTATGACGTTGCTTATGTCGCAAACATGCTGAAAGCGGATTTCTATAAAAAATCATTGGTTGACGAGGCACATTTGTGCAAGCATATAAAATGCTACCTTGATGATATTGATGGCGATCCTTGCAGGGCGTTTGACGAGTTCTTTGCCACCTGTATAGGTAAAGGGATTCCTGTAATCTGGTCGGATGTGATATGATTGTTCAGGAGTTCTACATACCAAAATATGGGGACTGGCACGTCAAAGTGTATTATGCGGTACACACCTATTGGGCGGATCGGATCATTATGGACCTGTACCGTATAGGATGCAGGGGGGATTCCCTCAAGCGTGCGTATCGCAATCTGACCGAAGGCAGAATGAATACCGGTCTAACCTATTCGGACTACAGGAGAAGAGAGACGGTAATGGTGATCTCTTTGACTTCTACCCCCGAAGAGTTTCAAAATTCGTGGGACCACGAAAAAGGTCATTTGTGCCGGCATATTTCCAAGGCTTTCGGGATTGATCCTTATGGTGAGGAAGCGCAGTATCTTAGCGGATATGTGGGGCAGAAGATGTTCCCAGTAGCGAAGAAATTTTTATGTGAACATTGCAGAACTGATTTAATAAAGAATTATGGATAAATTAAACGTAAGAATTGAGGCGGCACGTCTTGCCGTAGAAAGTGGTGCAAACAAAGAAACCTTTACCGAAATGGCAAGGGTCATCGAAAAGTATATCATTGGGACATCGGAATTGTTGGAATATGAAAATCCGAATGCAGCGATGGAGAAAGCAATGGATTTTTTAAAAGTGAACCATCATGAAAAAGAAGAAACTTCCGATTTGGAAGAAACGGATGAAGAACCGATACAATGACAATTCTTCCAACTGGATTTGGATATATTTTCTCGCTTTAATGTTCGATAAGACATGGAAGTGATGAAGATACTAAAAGCTACTTTAAGTAGCAAGAGCAGGGAGGAGGTTTGTCGGTCAGAAAATGTTCCCTGTTGCCAAGAAGTTCTTATGTGAACATTGTAGAAAGGGACTGGAAAAATAATAATCGAACAGAAGCGTTCTTTGACTTGTTGAAATTACCGTTTTTACAAGTCTTTATCTATATAATTCTTTTCAATTTTGTAAGAATTGGAAAGAATTTGTATATTTGTAAATTAACAATTAATTGTATTGATAATATATCATTTATTACTATATTTGTAATACATTCATATATAGAAGATAAATATATTATATTACAAATGTTATAAACCAGATGTGCAAATGAAAGATAATAATGTGGATGTTATTCTATTGCATATAGAACACTCCAAGCCGATAGAAATTTCTGAATTTGTGACTTCATTAAATGCCATAGGAAATTTGTTTTCTATATTCGCTCAAGAAAAAGGTGGAAGTAAAGACCTTTCGCATGCAAAACTATATGTTGAAAAGATAGAGGAAGGTTGTATTGATATTTTTCTGTGCGAAACAGTGACCGCAGGATTACTCCCTTTTTTAGAGAATATGAATATCATATTTGAATTTTCTTCATACGTTAAGAATGTTCTTGAATATTATGCAAACGGGATAGGCGAAAAGCCTAAACTTGGTTTAAGCGAAATCAAGAATTTTAAGGACTTTCTTACTGTGACAGCCGGAGACAACAACGGAGAAATGACGATAGGTGCAATATCAAAAGGTAATAAGTGCAATATATTCAATAATTGCACTTTCAATTTTCAGGGAAGTAATAGTGCACAGAATCAGCTTGAGCGGGATGAAATTGAAAGAAGATCGATAGATTCACATGATGAAATTTACAACCGTGTGCTGATGCAGATTTATCAAGTGCGAAGCGATGCAGGTTCTAATACAGGAAATAAGGCCATTATTGACGATATTTTCAAGGGAAAGAAAATTGCAGTAGTATTTGAAACGGATGAGTTGAAACAACGTATCCTTTATTCGGAGAACAACCCTACAAGAAAACTATTTCAAGTTGATATAAAAGTACAAACTGTTAATGGTATCCCTGTAGCTTATAAAGTTATATCCTTGCATGATGTGATAGATTACAATGAATGATCAGTATCGTTTAAGCTGTAAAGCGGTAATTCCCAACGGGTTTTACCGCTTTTTTTATGTTAACAGAATATGGAAGAAGATAAGTTGAACATATTGCTTGAGCAGGCTGATGATGTGCCTCACTGGTATTTCTGCCGTTTACTTGCTGTGATGCGATGGAACGTATAGAGAGGTTCATTTATAGACTGATACCCTTTGTCGTGTTGGCAAGGGTGATATCGTTGTGCTCAAATTTTCATTAGCATTATGTCAGCTTTCATTTCAATATATTCTTTGTATTTGCTTGGGTTGTTTATATAATCTGCAACTCTGTTTATTGCTATTTCTGCCTGTTTAAACCTAGTTTTTGTATAATATCTTACTACTCCTCTTCCATTGTCAGAATGTGCCAGACAATAATCTATTATGCTGTCAGGTATTCCAAGATCGAATGCGTATTGCGCAAATGATTTTCTTGCAGAATAAAATACCACTTTTTCTTTAATCCCTAAATTATCTGCTAATGTAGATAAAGATCTGCATACATACCTTGAAAAATTGTGATAAGAGAATTTATAACCAAAATCGAGTTTGTTTGTTCTTCTGTTTATCCATTGATTTATAATATCTTTAGCCGGTTCTATTATAGGAAGAACGCAGGTTTGCTCTGTTTCTGTTTTAAATCTTGTTTTCATTCTTATAAAGCTTACCTTGTCCCCGTCAAACTTGGCACTCATTATATCAATTAAATTCATTCCTCCTAGATAAAATGACAACATAAAAAGATCTCTTGCTACAATGTATTTTTTTTCTTTGGGATTGCTATACCTTATTGTGTTAACGCTTTTCAAAGAAATATCCAGTTCTCTTGGTGACGATTTGGGAATTTTCTTCTTGATAAAGGGATGTATGTCATATCTTACTTCTCCTGAGTTGATACTTCTGTTTATAACGGCTTTTGATTGTGATAGCATCATTCCTATTGATGTATTTCCTATTTTCTTCGTTTCTTTGAGAAATCTTGAAAATCCTTCTATTAGATTAGGGGTTATATCTGACATTAATATTTCCCCTTTGGTAAATTCTGTAAAGTATCTACAGTTTCTTTCTATTAATATGGCATAACTGTTTCTTCCTTCCTCTTTCAGATTTTTTATAAGAACATTACAGGCCTGTTGGTATGTTACATAGCCATTTTCTTTGAAGCCAGTTCCAGATTCAAGCATATTCTTTATTTGTCTGCAAGAATATAGGGACTGGTTTTTTATATTATCCAATCTTTCTTGCAGTTCATTCATCATGCTTCTTAATTTGGTATTTATGATGGATGCATCTGGTCTTTTTACTACTTGTCCGTTTTTGAACTGGGAAATGTTGTCAATGATAAAGTGTGTTACAATATAGCGAGTTTCCTGTTTATGGCAGACTGCTACCCTTATTTTATGTCTGCCATCCTTTAAAGCTTTTGCCTTGAAAATTGTTAATTTGATAGTTGCCATAATAGATTAAAATTTGAAGGATAAGTTTTGGATAAGTTATTTTGTCCAGTGGTGGACAAAAATCCTTTTTTTTTAATCTATAAATCGAATAGTTATTTAGTAAAATCATTAATATAATATCCTAAGTATAAGATAATTAGTATGGTTTTACCTTTGAGCCGAAACCGGGACTCGAACCCGGGACCTATTCATTACGAATGAATTGCTCTACCAACTGAGCCATTTCGGCAACTGTTTTTTCTGCAATATCGGGTGCTTTTCTGAAAAAGCGTTGCAAATATATATCTTTCTTTCGAAATAAAGAAACTAAAAGCGGATAATTTTTCAGTTATCCGATTTTGTTATGTCAATTGATGCCGGATTTATTGGTAGGCTTCTTCATGTATCCCTTTCATGGCCCATCCGCTTGGTTCGTTTATGTTCTTGAAAGCGGTATCCCACGTAAGAGCTTCAACGGTAGAATTGTTTTCTTTTATGTAAAGATTATAACATCAAGGCGTAAAAACTATTTTACACTAATTGCTCTCCTCATCAAATACCCGTGATATACTGAAATTTACCCACTCCATACCCAAACAATTCAATATCCGTCAAAGTTTGATGGTCTTTACCTTACCCGGAATGATGGTCAGATGCACCGTTCCATCCTTTTCTATCTCCACCTTCTGATATCTGGCCTCCACCACCACTTTTCCATCCAGCGCCATCACCCCCCACTGGCAGGCATTCCCTTCAAAAGCACAATAACCGCCTACAGGAATACAGATATTCCGGTAACAAGGAGGCACTACGATACGATCTCCCCATTTCAGCCCCCACTTCATCCCCATCCGGAAAGGAAGGACATCTTTTATTTCCTCCAGCCTCTTCCGCCTTTTCTCTTCCTCATTCTGTTGCCGTTCCCGCTGTACGCTCTCCGCACGCCGCCCGGCTTCCTTCCTCAGACCTTCCACCACGGAGGCAAAATCCGCTTCGCCCGCCTTAGGAGCATTACAAGCTATATACCGCTTCCCCTTTCCTTTCTCCACATGATAATAGCGTAAGTATTCGATAAACTCCCTCGTATATTGGGTAACGTATGTTCATAATGTCGTTTATTCATTTTATCGTTCTATGATTTATTGTTACATC